TTGTGGCTGACCCATATTCAGTAGCACAAAAGAACAAAGCAGAGATGCCTGAAACCGAGGGCATCAAGGGGATTGGAACAGCCCCTAACGAACAAGGTTCTAACTCGACGATAGCCGAGCAAGAATAAACACTAAATCATAAAACATATTTGTAGGGCAAGCGAGATAATTACTCTGAGGGCTGGTTGGAACTCGGAGGGGTTACAGGGGCTTGAACTAAAAGGAGGTATATTATGGATTTAGAAAAATATGTCACTCTAGGGGAGGACGGAAAACTTAAGTTTGATAACAATGCTTTCACTGCCGACTTGGACAGAGAAAAAACAAGTGCTATCAATACTTATTCTGCGAACAACTCTAAAAAGGTGGAAGAAGAAATTCGTAAGAAACTTGAGGAGGAAGCAAAACTTTCTGCAGAGGAAAAACTAAAAGCAGACAGAGAAGCGTTTGAAGCCGAGAAAATAGCAGTGTATAAAGAACTGGCTCAAAGCAAAGCAAAAACAAAACTCGAAAATGCTAACTTGTTTGACAAAACAGAAGTGGAAGCATACCTTGAATTGGTTTCTAAAGACGAAGACCTTGGCAAGATTGATAAACTAATCTCAGCCAGAACAAAAGTTAACGCAGATTATGAGAAAAGTTTAAGAGAAAAAATCTTATCTGAAACTCCAAACCCAGCAGGTGGCAATGCAGGTGCTCCAGACGACACAGGTGCTAGATTTGCAAAAGAATATCAAGCAAAACAAGTCGCTGAGAACACCAAAACCACAGCATTTAGTGGTCTAATGTAAAATTTAAAAAGGAGATTTAGAAATGAGTAACTACATTAAAAGTGAAACTTATGGAAGAGCAGATAACTACAACTTCCTTTCAAGTGAACACTATCACACAATCACTTATCAATTCGCTACAGCAGATGGCGCAACTGTAGGTGACAGAAAAATCGTAAAAGCAGGAACTGTTTTCAGCAAAGATATAACAACTTATGATGAAAACTCTTCAGCAGTAACAACTACCACTGTTCTAGGCATTGTATTCCACGATGTTGATGTAACAGATGGTCCAGAAATGGGGGCACTTCTTGTTGGTGGACGTGTATTCGCTGACAGAATTACCGCAACAAGCGCACAAAAGTCGGCTTTAACCGCTATGGGTATCTTCTTCGATACATATGGCGATACTACAAGGGCTTATTAGGAGGAAATAAAAGATGGAAATTTTAGGAATTAAAGACCAAGATTTAGTTTCTTTCGCAAGTAACTATAATCCAACAGATAACAGAAATCTACTTGACCAACTTTTCCCAAACGAAAAGACTGAAAATCCAGAAGTTGCATATATGAAAGCAACAAAAGACCCTCGTGGTTTAATGGCTCAAGTATATTCATACAACACTGTAACTAAAATGAGAAGCCGTGTTCCATTTAGTGCAGAAAAAGTTAAGAAAATGCTTATCAAAGATAAGATTGCTCTTGACGAAAAATGGGCTGAACTTTATGACCAATACAAAGACAACGCTTTAATTAAAGAAATCGTATTCAACGATGCTGGTCATATGTCAGACAATGTTAGAACTCGTGCATTAGTTATGAAAGGCGAAGTTCTTGCAACTGGTAAATTCACCGTTAAAGAAAACAATGTTGATACCACTGTTGACTTCGGCGTTCCTGCTGGCAACAAATATACAAAAACTTGGTCAACTGGCACACCAGACATTATGGGCGACCTTCAAAAGATTACCGATGATGCTAAAAATGCTGGTTACACATTAACTCGTGCCGTAACAAGCTCTAAAGTTCTTGGCTATATGAGAAATGATGTAAACATTCACAAAGCAATTTTGGGTGTTAACTATGACAAAGTTCTAAGCGTTGGTGAATTAAACGCATTCTTAAAAGAAAACTATGGTTTCGTAGTTGTTGCATTCGATGACACATATCTTGTAGAAAATGCAGACGGCACAAAAACTTCTAAGAGATACTTCCCAGAAAACGAAATCGTATTCTTCGGTGGCTCTGCTACTGATACTCTTGGTAGAGGCTTCTATGGCGTTACACCAACTGAAAGAATGGCTCGTATTAGCGGACTTGTAACTCCAGCACAATCTAGAAACATTTATGTTTACTGCGATATCTGGAGAAACGAAGACCCAGAAGAACTATTAACTCGTGCAGAAGCTCAATTCGTTCCAGTTCTTGCTGACCCTAACAACCTATACATCGCTACTATTTCCTAGTAGCAAAGGAAGTTTATGAAATTAAAAATCAAGGCATATACAAACCAAAACGTATCGATAGGGGTGTTTGACTACCCTCCATATTCTGAACTAGAGTGTGAGATAGATAGCAAGCACCTTCCTACCTACGCTAAGGCATTTGACTCTTGGGAAATTATAGAGCCCGAGAAAATCATTCTAAAAGAAACCGAATACAAGGTAGAACCTGTAGTGGAGAATAAAGATGACAAACAAAACACTGAACAAGGTAAAGAGCAACCTAAGGGACAAGGTCCAAAGAAGGTTGCAACTAAACAATCCAAACACTAACTATGATGAAGATTTAATAGACGACTATATCGAAGATGCGGTTAGAATTATCGAGGACTGGGCTAGACCTAGCAACGAAACGGCATTTACGAATGGTATCTATAATTCTTCAATCATTTCTTATGTTGTAGAGAGTTTTAACTTGAATGGTGCGGAAGGGTATTCATCATACTCTGACGGGTCACAGAAAAACACAATTAAAAATAGTCCAGAAGGCAACTTAAAATCTAGAATACCACAGGGGTTATAAGATGGTTGGTAGAAAGAATAAACAGCCAATATGTTTAAGAGTTAAAAGAGGGCTTACATCCGACTTCCAACCTTCCTATCTGGACTGGCAGGTTGACTACGCAAAAGATATTACAACTACTGGAAGGGTTTCTTATCAAGACCACGGAGTTCAATTCCATTTCGATAAGGTATTAGAGTTCGAGGCTAACGACATCACAAGACAAATAGATGAATATACTATGATGTGTGTTGATGTTGTGCCTTTCTGTAATTATAACGATTATGGTGACTACTTTGTGCTGTATAGGTTCCCAGAAGAGAAGGGCGTAATTCGTGTAGGCCTAGAACATAGGCAATCAGCAAGCATTCCAAAACTATTCTATCTTGCAGATAACGACATTTTAATGTTCGACATCGACTATAATCCTGTATCCAATGTTGCATATATAAAACGAGACGCTTATTTGCCACTAACATCTACTACAACGATTTGGAAAAGAAAGCCAAGTTCTGCTAGCGATGCAAGTAATAAAATTCAACTTGTCTCTACTGAAGCAGTTGGGATTGACGACTATACAGAGCAGTTCTATAGATTAACCTTTGAGGCGGTTCCTGTGCCTGAGCCTGAAACCACTGAAGAAGAAGGTGAATAATGGACGAACTCGAGCAAACCAAAATACTCCAAAGCGCACTTAACAATATAAATGCCAACATTGAGCGTGTTTATAACCACTTCAAACAGCAGGCACAAGAAGTTAATAAACTATGGGCTGTAAAGTTTGTTGAGTTTGCTAGAAAACGACTAAACCTTTATCTCGATGAGAATACAAAAAATTCAGAAGTTGCTGCTTTACTGGCCCAAGATATTTTCTATGAGCCACTTGGAGATGGTTACTGTGTTGTTGTAAGAAACGATAATCCTAGTGAACCAAATTTAATAATGTTCTTGGAATATGGGACAGGGCTTGCTGGGGATAAACATCAACATCCGCAAGCATCAAAAATTGGATGGCAATATGCTGTTAACAAGTCAAAATATGTTAATTATGCAATACACGGAGATGGGGCGTATAGTAATTTTGGCCCAGGGTGGTTTTTTAAGTTCGAAGATGGTAAGTTAATCTTAAACGACGACTGGGAAGTTCTTGGCAAAGATGGTGGCATTCGAGCAGTATTTTCAAATGGTATTGTTCCAGCAAGGTTTATCTATGATACAAAGCGAACAATGGACACTATTTATGCAATGTCGTTTAATAGAACAAAGAATGGTTCGGTGTTCAATATGGGCAGATTTAAGAAATTATTAGAGAGGTTTGACAGATGGCTACAATCGCAGATGGCAACATAAATGACTTAGTGTTTGATTACAATGGTTTTAATAGCGCAATTTCTGCCATTTTGGGGTCAATATCGGACATTTCTCTGGATGGTGGGCAAACATATATCCCAGTGACATATTTGCCGCTAGACACCCAAAATTTAAGCAAAACTCAAACACCTTGCTTTACAGTTGATATCTATGAACTACCTTTTGAGCCAGCAATGGACAATTGGCAGATATATAACCAAAGCAGTGTGGTGATTGAGCTTAATACATATACAAGTGGTCATCACGCAAAAGCAGAGAATATTACGCTGAGGTCTGAAATCATAAAGAAACTTATAGCAGTCCAAGACAGTGGCGACTATAGGTTCTTGGGAATGAATGTCGATGAAAACAATTTCGTAAACACAATTATAACAGATGTTACTCGTGGGATAGTTCGTCTATCTTGCGTTGTAGATAATCATAACAAAGTAATAACAAAAAGGAGATATTAAAATGGCAGCAGATGTTTATACATTACAAAGCAACATTGCTCAATCTAGTATTGGGTTCCAAATCTTCTACTGGAATGCCACAGATAGCAAATTTAACTATCTTGTTCCAGTAACGAGTGACCCACCTGCATTAGGTTCTGCACCTTCTACAATAGAAACAACTGAAGCAGATAGCAAAGTTAAAACCTATGTAGCAGACAGACCAGACCAACCATCAGTTGAATTGGAATACAACTTCGACTCAGCTGGCCACAACTATGCAAGGGTTAAAGGTAAAATAAGTGCAACGGAAGCAAAACCTTATCTATTCCTTCTTCCACTTGGAACTGGATTTGTAGTTAAGGGAACTGGTGCTACTTGGCTTGCAGGTGGAAACCCTGTTCACGGCGCTGTATCCATTGCTCAATCTGAAGAAGCAGTTATGGTTCCAGACCTTACATCAGCAATTACAGATGCTACGGTTGTTGCAACGCTTAACAACTGGCTTGGCGCTGGCACTATTACTTCTGGAACGACAAAGTTAAAAGATATTATCGATTTAACGACTGTTCCAACTATTAGAAAGACAGACGCTGAAACTAATGCGTAATTACAACTTAATATAAAAACGGAGGACACATTGTATGGAAAAGAAAATTGAAATTGGCAAGAAGGTCTATACACTTACCGCAAATAGAAAGATAATTAAAACTATCTATGAAATTTGTCCTGAAGTGCTAACACTCGGAGATGCGAGCTCTAAAGAAATAGAGAAGAAGAGCGCACCTATAGCGATTGACTTATTTGCTAATTTAGACGATTTATTTTTTGATATGATTAGAATAGCACACCCAGAAATTTCGAGAGAGAAGTCTAACGATATATTAGACAAATTTATTGAAGAGTATGAAGATGTGCC